TGAGGAGTCTAAGAAGTATCTAGTTACTAGGTCTATGTCCTTAGTGACGTTTGCAAAATCTAACATCTGTTGTTCTAGGTCAAAGATAGAACTCATAAAGACATCTCTTTGATTAACCAGTCTAGGTAAACACGGGCTTTACGCAGATCCTCGACACCGTTCTTGTACTCGTATCTCCAGAGGTACTTCAGACAGTTACCCTTGAGGTATCCCTTGTACTCCTGCGGGTGCATGGACGCCTTGATTGCTTCGATGGCTTCGATAGCGCCCTTGTTGTAGTGGTCAGGCTGGGTTACTGGATTGTGCTTATCACTAGGGTGAAACAGTTTACCTGTAAATGTTTTGTACTTGTTAACCTTGTCCCACTCTTCTGGTGTTGCGTCATCTATTGATCCGTTACTCATGTTCTTCCTCCAAATCAAACTTCCAACTGTTGATGTTTACTTTGTCAGCAAACCTTTCAACTAGATCTTCGGATGTAATCTCTAATACTTCCATTATAGTTACTTCATCATATCGTGATGCAATACGCTCAAGTAATTCGTCAAGAGTTAGCACCGTACTTCCCCCGTAGATACGTCATAGATACAGGCATCTCATCAAACGTGCCGTTATCTACTTCGTTCAAAACCCAAAGACCAGACCAAGATCCGTTTGTTTGTGGGTTAAGATACTGCTCATCATGTTGATAGTATATACCAGCAAACAGTGCGGTCATTCTTTTTCCTGCTGCGTTTCTGTCGAAGGCAATGTCTCTGTCCTGTACGTGTCCCATGATGCATGACATATGTTTCTTTTGGAGCAGTAGCTTTGCATTTGTGACTGGGCGGCCCATAACACCGCTAGTAAAAAAGTGACAATAAGCGACACCATCCACAATGATAGGCTGAAGATACGGAAGAACTTCCCAACCGCGCAGATTAAGATCTTCATAACTCATCAGTCCTTCTAGCTTTGCATCGTTCTCTACTGCACGTTCGATGCGTTGTTCGTGATTGCCTAGTGTAAAGATAAGACGCGGCTTCCATATCTTTTTTCTACGTTTACGCAGCCTCTGTTGTTCTGCTCTGATGCAGTCCATGAATACCTGCATAGCTTCGTTGCCTGCCTCAACATCAGCAGAGTAACGCCTACCTTCAAAGGACTTCTTACCTACGTCATACGATGACAACGATGGCATATCCCAGTGATCACCTAGATGTACAATAACGTCAGGCTTGACAGCACAAGCATACCTACCAGCCCACATCATATGGTCAATGGGATGTTCTGGTTTTATCTGAGTGTCAGGTATTACTAGATGTCTTGTCATCTTCTCCATCCTGTAGGTATTGTTTTAAGAGTGTACCAACGGAATCCATGCTTCTCTGCCCACTCTTCCATTGTGTAGCGTGTACCATCTTTTCTTCGTTTGGCTCCCGGCATTGGGGTGCTTGGTCGTTGGAAGAGAAATACCAACTCCTCCGTCCAGCTAAGTGCCTCTGCGATAATGACATACTTACGTGCCTCTTCAGACGTACGGAACCTACCCTTTGCTTCTATGTACACAGTCTTACCACGGTGTGTGTAAACAAAGTCAGGCTCGTAGTGTTTAGGAACTACATAAAAGATGCGTTGTTCTGGATGATACTCACAGCCCTGCATAATCTCATGGGCTTCTTTCTCAAACTTAGAATCATACTGTTTCATATGCTGCTGGAGTTAACTCAGGTAAGTGAGTTGGGGGTTTAGTTGAACTGGGTTGCTCTCTTGTCCTAAAGAAACCTTCATACTCTGGGTACATCTTCATAAACCTTCTCGCGTATAGCGCACGGTAGTTATTGTTCAGCTTAAATGACTCGACGCCATTCCCGCCGGCGTCTTTCTCCCACCTGATTCGCTCAAAGATTGCGTTAACGCTGTAGTTTTTGAAGCCCCTGCGGATCATTTCATTGGTGAACTGCACAAATAGATCCCAGACTTCTGGATGTTTTTTGTGAAAAGTAGCGCACTGCTCTGCTATTTCATCTCGTCTGCTCATTTAAATCTCCGATGGCTTGGTGTACCTATCGTCAGGTGAACGCAACAAGTAAAGAAGGTTAAGGCTTTCTAGTAACCTATCCTCATCCAGTTCGTTGTCCCAGTAGTGAGTAAGACACACGCTGTAGCACTCCCATTCAGTAGTACAAGGATCAATGATCTTGTCTGCTTTCTTAGGACCGATACCGTGTATGCCGGGTATGTTATCAACACGATCACCCATCAACGCTTGCTTATACAACCAACGCATAGCGTCATCAGGGTTAAATGCATTTAAGTTTTTCTTGGTGTAGTCGTACATAGGACAAGGAATCTGCTTGAAGTCTTTGTCCAAGGAACAGATGATAGCTTTGTGATCTAGCTCAGTAGCTTTGATAGCTATGGCATCGTCAGCTTCCATGCCGTTAACAACCTGTGCGTTCCATTCTGACACCATGAAATCACGGAGCAGTTTCTTGTGTACGGGTACACGCTTCTCTGTTCTGTTTCCTTTGTACGGTAGAGTAACAGCAACCTCGTCCCTGAAGTTGCCCTTACCTGTTAGGTACACAGTGCTGGTGTTGTAGTGTTCTGAAAGATCTACAACCATTTCAGACAGGTAGTTGTCTAGGGTCTGCACTGCAACGTCTTCACTTTCCTCGTCACAGGCAAACCCTACACGGTACACCAGCATGTCACCGTCAATGAGTATCACAGAGCTTCCATCTCTTCTACTTCTGGTGCGTACTCAACAACCTCATCAATCACAAGACGCTTGAGTGTGGCACTACGACCTTTCTTCTTGAGGTACTCCCAGTCATAGTATCCGATGAGGCACTTAGCTTTGGAACCATTACCCACCACGACTCCTGTTTCTGGATCGTCCATGTCATCTCGTGGTGTCCGTCCTTTGATGAGCAACTCTGTTCCGTCAGTTCTGAATGCTCTGTACTTGTTGTTGGATTTGCAGGTGATGTACGATCCACGCTCATCTCCCTTGTTGTTAATGTTGATACCCATATCTTCCAACGCAACAACAGCAGCATCAGATAGGTTAGCAAGATCAACTGTGTACTTACCTGCTAACTCGTTCTTGTGAGTCAGGTTAGGCCAGAACAATTCACAGTTAACCATTACATTGGGTGCTTCATTAGACATATAGCATTTCTCCTGCTAGTTAAACTTACCCTAATATTATACCACATAAAATAGAATTGTGCTAGTGAGTATCACACCAACTAGTACCAACCCTATACTCTCCGTCTAACGGACAGTTCAGTTGCAGGAGTTCACCTGCGAATATCATTGCGTTGACACAAGACTTGCCTATGAAGTCTGCGTCCTCTGGTCTGCACTCTATCTGCCATTCATCGTGAACCTGTGCAACCAGTTTGAAATCTACATGAGCTAACAAATCATACAAGATAACAATAGCCTGCTTCATCACCACAGCACCAGCGCCTTGTAGTAACGTGTTAAGTGCAGCGTGTTGTGAGCGTACACGTATGCGTCTACCATCAAGACCAGTAAGAAAACCAGATGCAGCATCTGTAGCTACCTTCTGTCTTAGCTCTGCTAATGCTGGTGTGTTCTTTAAGAATGTCTCTTTTAACTTACGACCTGCGTTGCTCGTAGCGCCTACCACACTACCTATCTTGGCATCACCTGCACCGTACAAGAACGCATAGATAAATGTCTTGGCTTGATCTCTTGTCTCCAAACCAGCAGCTTTCTGATTAGCTGTGTGTATATCACCTGTTAGTATTTCTTTTGTGTAGTTATCATCGTTCATGTAGTGTGCAAGCATACGTAGCTCAAGACCACTTGCATCAGCACCAACAAGAACACGACCACTAGGAACAGTAAACAACTCACGGCACTGCTTACCGTACTCAGCCCTTACAGCAGGAACTTGAGCCATGTTTGGATTGGAGTGTGCCATCCGTCCGGTGACAGCGCCGATGTGTCTGACTCTGCCATGTATTCTCTTGTCTTCTCCAACTGCTTTAATCCACGAGTCAACTTGAGAGGCTCGTTTCTGGCAGAGAAGATAACGTAGTATGATCTTTGCCTCTGGAATGTGAGTCTGCTTTTTAAGGGTAGCCTCATCGACCTTTGGTTTTCCTGCGGGAGTGAGTTCCTTCCACACTGCACCCTTGCCAGCAAGCCGCTCTGCAATTTGTTGTCTACTGCCGACATTGAATACCGTAACTTTGTCCTTGAGTCTCTTCTGTGTTTTATCACTGAACCTCTCCTCTACTATTGGCGGGAACACACGCTGTAGATCCTGCTCAATCCTGTGCATACGAGTAGTTAATTCTTCGTACAAAGATAACGCACTCTCTTTATCAAACTCAAAGCCATTGTCTTCCTGATCTTTACAGATGAACGCAACGCTGTGTTCAAGGTCAACGCAATGCTGACTGAATCCAAACATCTGCATCTGTGCCATCAACGCATCATGTAATCTGTGAGTGACATCCACATCTCTCTTGCAATACTCAACCATCTCTTCAGATAGTTCTTCCCAATCATTATGCTCTCCTTTAGGAAAGCCAAGCCTAGTTCCCCAAGCAGCGAGACTGTGACCACCATCCAGATCGGGATGAAAGAGCCGAGAAAGAACCAGCGTGTCCACAACTCTGTGTTGAGGAATACGTATACCCCATAACCTGTGCAGAACAGGAAGGTCATACCCAATAATATTGTGACCACATATAGATCCACCTTTTCCCAGTTCATTCATCAAACTCCTTCTAGATAAATGGGTCAAGTGAGCTTCGTTCGATCTCTTTGTAACCACGCAGTGTACTTTCGTAGGGTTCAGGCCGTCTGCCTCTATGTCTAAAAACACAGTATTCGTAGTAGGCGAGATCAAGCTGTTGTCTTTCTGAAAGTTCATAGCCATTCGTCCTCATCTCCTTGTTCTGTTCCTGTGTCATAATCCAACGTCCCATCTTCGACATCTCGTATCTCCTCTAGATCACTAAGGGTAGCATAGTCCATGTTACCTACTGTTATCAAATCATCATCAACAAGGTAACGACTACACTCATTACACATATCAACAAACTCACCGCTGTTGCTGAACTTCTTGGTTAGCTCGTAGTCTGTCATTATCTTATCGCAAGCAACACATCTCATTCGAATACCTCAGTGAGCCTCCCTGTGTCCTTGTTGTACATCAGCGCAGTAGCTGGTCCTGTCATGCCACTGAACCTGTTCTTCAGCACACGCACGTTGGTTGTGTTACGTACCATAGGATCCTCTGCCTGTGCATTACGTTCTAATCCTAGCACGATGTCACTCAGTTGAGCAATGGCTGCACTACCACGTAGCTGACCAAGGCTGGTGTATGCGCCGTCTTCATGGCCCTTGCCTTCAGGTCTGCGTAGGTGTGACACAATAAACATAGACACACGCATCTCCTGACAGAACATACGTAGCTTAGTCATAATCTCATCAATAGCTTTGCGCTCGTCGCCGTTGTCCTGATCTGATACCAGTATTGATATGTGATCCAGCACTATGTACTGCACACCCAGTACCTTGATCTGGTAACGGAACCTAGCCAACACGTTCTCTATCTTGTTGGAGCCAAACGTATCCCACAGTACAACACGGTCATC